GAACTTCTTTCTTTTCTAATGTACCATTTAACCTTGCTTCTTGTAGTTGTGCTATTTGTTTTTCAATGTCAACATCAATATCAATCTCAACTTTTTGTGTTAGAGGTTTTACTTCAGGTGTTTTTTGTTCTTCTAACATACCTGAAAGGCCAGAGAAAAAACTATTTGATTTTTCTATGTCAAGATATCTTTGTGTTGAATTATTTGCCATAACTTATGATCTTGTTACGCTTGGTGTTACTGTTGCTCTACCTTCTATTCTTCGAGTGATAAGTCCTGAACTATCTGTGGTTGTGAGATCCCAAACATATCGACCTTCTTCTAAATCTGTTGTGATAGCATCGGTCAAACTGATTGTGCAAGTGCCGTCAGTGGCACTAACTTTTGCTGTAGTGAAAGAATACTTTGTAGCAGACGAATAAGTTTTTCTCATTGTAGAAGTTATTGTTTCGTTACTTAAATCTACAACTGTTCCTGTTGAATCTTTTACTGTCAGCGTTTCTGTAAAATCACAATCTTGATCAATAGTGATATTTTGTATTATCGCCATACTTGAAATTCCTATCTTTTTACATATATTTATAATATAATCAAGATTTAAACCAATTGGGTAGTCCTAAAAACGGTCGTCTATCATATGCGTTTTCTTTTGCATTTTCACCTGAAGCGTCATTGTAATGAAGAAATACTTGACCACAATTATCACCCTCAAATGCTTCACGCCAATGTTCAACTTCACAACCTCTATAAATTAAAGCGTCACCAGGTTCTAAATTAATTTTAACACCTTCTTTATCTGTTTCACCAGATGGTTCTAAATATATAGGCCATGGGTCACCACCTAAATTCATTGTCATAGAAACTTCACAAGAATACCTATCTTTGTGTCTTTTTAATACATCACCCTTTTTATAGATACGAGCATAAGAGTATGTTGGTATCAATTCTAATTCTGTTTCTTTTGACATAGGTTCTGCTAATTTTTCAAGTAATGTTTCCATTACTATGTCGCTATAGTGAGAATATGTTTCAGGAACTTGTTCATCATTCCAAACACCATAATCAGCATTGACTGGTGATATATACCTATCATCAAATAGTTTTCTTGCTACTTTTCTTTTCATCAAAAAATATGAGTATGTAAAATCTGCTAACTCTTTTGATATTGCTTGTCTTATTACTTTATAATTATTTTTCATTTAAATGGCCATCCTAAATTCCAGATTACAAGTGAGTATCGTGTGCCAGAGGTCACTGGTTTTACTCTATGCCACACAAAAGAGGGAAATACTACAACTGATCCTTTTGGTCTTATCTCTTTACATAATTGAGGTTGATTTGAACCTTTGTCATCATTTCTAAAATCAAATTCAAAATCACCACCCTCATAGTCATTCTCATCTGATAAACTCACTGTTACAGATAGTTTTCTTATCTTACCATGTCTATCAGGTTCTTCAGGTCTATTGTATGGTTTGCTCCATGAATCGCAATGCCAATCATAAAATTGATTTAATTTATATTTTGTAAATTGACAAGATTCAGAAAAATCCCATTGAAAATTCCATCCTGCGTTTTTGTTAGCTGTATGTATATATGGATGTATTTCATTGTAAATCCATCTATCGTTCATCCAAACAATATTTGATTTTCTTTTTTTAGAAACATCTTTAATATCATCTTCACTAACTTTTTCAGGATCATAACCACCTGTTAGTGCTATTTGTTCTTGTTGAGATTTACCATATTCAATAATATCATCACATATTTTTGGTGGAATTACTGATTGGAAATACCAATAGTAGTATTCTAAATTCATATTGTATTCACCTTTCTATTATATAGTAGTCTAAATTTACTCTACAGGATCAGGCCACTCACCTAAAGGTCTTACTGGTGGATTGTCTGTATTGTAAACGTATAGTGCTGCTAACTTATCAACTGTATCTGCAGCGTCAATTTTTGTGTGCATATCTGCTGCTTTAGTTCTTACTGCAGCACGGTATGTTCCAACAGCACTTGGTATTGCTGTTCCTGTTTCTGCTTTTCTTGAAGCGTACCAGTCTGTCGGTGAAAGTAATCTATGTGCTTCTTTTGATATTGCTTCTTTGTGTAAGTAAGTTAAACCTCTATAATTTAATTCATCTTTAGTACCTAGACCAGCGTCTTGATCTGCTTGTGTGAAGTTGACATCTGCTAAAGACTTTGCTGTTGCTGATGCCCAAACTCTAGTTACTTTTCCACTACCAAAAGAAATAGTATCTTTACCATTAATGTAGTATGCTGAATCTTTGAGATTAGTAGTATCTTCTTCTATCTCATAAATTCCAATTGCTTCTTTTTGTTCTTTAGTCCAGCTATCTGCATATTGTGTTTGAAAGTACACTCCTGGATTAGTTTGTATTTTGGTTTGATGTTGATGTACTTGTTCAACAACACCGTCTTTTACATATGCCCACATAATTTTTCTCCTTATCTTGCGTTGTTGGGTGTTCCGTTTGACGTTACAGATGGTGATTCTGCAAAAGCCATATAAACATAGGTTCCATCATTTAAAGATGTATTTGAATCTCTCAATTTAAAACCATTTGATAAAAAATCTATTGATTGATTTGTGCTTGTATTTTGTGCATTGGTTTGATTTGCTCTTAAATGTCCTAGTCTTGGATTAGTTCTTGTTCTTGCTTTATCAATTATGAACCAGTTACCATTTGAACTACTATCTGTTCTTTTAATCATAACCCAAGCTGGAGCAAAGCCTGTATTAACAAATGATCCATCTGCGTTGCCATTACCAGTATAAGAACCAAATTTATTGTAACCTTGTTTTTCTGCAAAACAATAAGCGACATAGTTATAACTACCGCCAGACCTATCATCGCCAGATACACCAAAAATTGTAGATGATACTGTTTGATCACTAAAATAATCAGTGTCATCATTTGTTGCATTTTGTAAATTTAAATGTAACCCATCGGTATTTGGTGCATCCGTATTACCACCATGATAAACAACCCAACCTTCTCCTGCACCTTTATTTCTATTTTTAAAAACTATCCATTTTGGTGCCACTCCTAAACCATGTCCTACTGTCCTTGTGGCACCTACACCTGTATAAGTTACTATACTAAATCCTGCGTCTGTATTGGCTTGAACAGTAGAAGTAATTGTGCCATTGCTGTTACTTGCTGTAGTTCCACCATTACATTTCCATAACCAATGAACATAAGTTTGATTATTGAAGTTCATTCCACCTAAAATACCCATAGTAAAACCGTCAGAATCAAAAGATTGTAAACCTTGTGATGTAGTGGCTTCTTCACCATCATCATTTGTGTTTAAGTTTTTTTGAACACCTCTATTACTGTCATGTACAAAATTATCACCAGAATTAGACACACCTTTACTCCAGACCCAATCTGGTTGGAATCCTGCACCTACGAGTGAAAGAGCGTCTGTTGACGTACCTGTATGTTGAAGAATACTAAAATATTCTGAAGGATCATTTATCGTTGTATAAGCCATACTACTATTTATCTCCTATCCGTATTGTGCTAAATTTTTACTGCACAATGCAAAGTAACCACTAGGTGGTGCGTATTCGAAATTGCCATGTCCATTTGCGTCTGCGTTACCACTTGATATTGAAAAAGTTGGATTACCGAAATTCATACTACCTGTTCCCGCCTGTGAACTAGAAGCATAAGTTACAAAAACGTAAGGCTCACTTCTAGTTTCTGACAAATCTCTAGTAGCAATTTGACTTCCATTTTTATACCATTTTATATTTTTTGTTCCGCTGTCTAAATCTAAAGCAACTCCAACAATATCATTGTTTGCCAATGTAAAACCTTGATCTCCAATATTACTCGCATTTGCATAGAGATTACCCTCTCTATTTATTCCATAAGTGTCGGTAAGTTGACCCGGATAATTATTAATATCTTGTGTTGCTATGGTCGTGTATGTTTGTGCTATTCCTATCATTGGATTGTAATCATTAGCATTTGTAATTTTCATTTCGAGATACCATTTACCACTCGCAACAGCTATCGTACTTGATGTACCATAGTAATTACTAAAATCTAAATTGCCATTTTGATAATTTACACCAGGTCCTTGTAGAGGATTTAATGTAGCAAAATTATTTGTAGGCGTATCTGTTGTTTGATCTATTGCTGCTAGGTTATTAACTGCTAAATGATTATCATTACCACTTGTGTCAGCACCTAAACCACTTGAATTTTGACTAGTTCCTGTTTGTTTAAACTCTAAATGAAATCCATTTGTTCCATGATTACCAAAGTATTGTTTAGGTTTCCATATATTAGGATTATCTGAATCTGGTTGACCAAAATGAGTACAATCTAATGCTAAACCATCAATATAATGAAAGTCAGCCATGTAACCCTCTGCCATAGCACTAATCGCACTAGAGCCATAACCACCGCCTACTGTTTGTGCTGCTTGATTGAGTATTGGTAAAGAAGCGTCTTGTGAAGGAGCAGTTGCAGTGCCCCAATCAGTATATTGTTCTCCATTTATATACATTTTAAATCTCTCTGCTGCGGTTGCTTGAGTCGTATCAATAGATACTACAACATGATACCAAGAAGTAGAATCTCTAAATCTTGCGTTAGAATTATAAGCTATATCTGCACTTCCACCTGTTCTGGAAAAAATGCCAACATAACCATCTGGATCAGAAAAATATACATAACTTCTATTATTAGTGTCCGTGTGACCACCAAACAATATATTGTCAGAGCCTACATTACCCATTTTTGTCCAAACAGAAAAAGTACCTGTTTTATTACTTTGACCACTTCTTGTTCTGTTTAAGTAAGCAGTATCATTATCGTTAAATATAAGTGAATTAGTTATATTTGCATTTTCAGTATAATCAACAGTAGGCCATTGTCCTGATTTAACAGAATTGTATTGGCTGTTCATATTGAATACACCATTTGCTTTATTTTTTTGTTTTACAATGACTACACCAGAACCACCAGCAGAAGCATTAGTAGCAGTTCCAGAGTTACCTCCACCACCGCCACCAGTATTTGATGAACCTGCAACTGCAGCTGTTGAGTCTTGTGCCCCAGCACCACCACCGCCTGTTGCGTCTGAACTTGCAGCACCAACACCACCAGCACCTTTTGTAGTATTCCATGGTGGACCAGGACTGTTTAGAGCGCCACCTCCACCTCCGCCACCAAAAAGAGTGTTTGTTCCTGTTATACTTGAAGGTGCACCTATACCACCTGAACCTGCTCTATTTCCAGGGCCTCCTGGATTAGGTGAACCTGTGCCTACAACGGCTGCACCACCAGCACCACCGCCACCAGCACCACCTCTCATATTAGAAACGTTAGTTATTTGTCCATTACCACCATCTGATCCTTGTGCAGGACTTGTTGGGGGTGTATTTCCAGAAGCACCTGTTTGATTCCATCCACCACCACCGCCAGAACCACCTGTTCCAGCAGCAGGACCTGGTGCAGGATTTCCACCACTACCACCTAGACCACCACCGTCTGCTGTTATAGAATTTATAGGATTACTAAAAACTGAATCTGATCCTGCTGATGCTGCAGAACCACCAGCGCCTACTGTAACTGATATTTTTGAACCAGGCACAACTGCTTGATTTGTTAAGTTTCTAAAGCCTCCAGCACCACCGCCACCACCTTGTTCGCCTGACGTGTTTCCACCACCACCGCCACCAGCAACGACTAATACGTCTACCTCAGTTGTTTGCGGTTGTACTTCGAAAGTAGTTGAAGCTGTAATTCTAGTGATTGAATTACCACCACCAGAAGTCTTATTATTTACTCCTGTTACACTACCATTTGCTCTATTAATTGCCATAGATTACTCTGCTAAATCCCAACCTTTTGTGTTATCTGCTTGATAGGCAGTTTCATTCCAAACATATATTTTACCATCACTAGGTTTTGTAATTGGTGCTTGCCAATCATCATTACCATCTAACGCCCATGAAGCATGAGGTTGTGGTGAAATGAATTTGTCCTTTGTTGCGTCATAGGTCATTCCTACTCCTGCAAATTGTTTTCTAAACTTGTTATTGTATGATGTTTGTTTCCATGTTCCACCCCAAAAGTTAGCACACCAAGTTTCACCATCAGCGTGTTTATCTGAAGGAACGTTAGCATTATCTACAACACAAACTCTTATTACTTTTTTGTCTCCATCTAATTCTGCAAAATGTGCCATTCAATATTCTCCTTTAGTGTCCGTTCTCACACCATTCATCATTCTTTTTATATTCGTATTGATCGTTCATTGTCCATATACCTGAAATCTGTCTTATTGATTCTTTGACTATAACTACACCTGAACCACCAGTAACAGTAGTGGGTCCGCCACCTGCGCCTCCACCTGTGTTTGCAGTTCCTGATTGATTTCCTGCACCTGATCCAGTGCCACCGTTACCGCCGCCACCGTTACCTCCAGCACCAGCACCAGTTCCGCCGTCTTGATCTTGACCTCCGCCGCCACCAGCAAAAAATCCACTGTCGCCAGCAGTTAAAGGTCCAAATGTTGGTGTAACATCTATTCCTACACCGCCAGTGCCACCACCATCACCACCAGCAGTACCGGCTGCGCCTGCACCACCTCCGCCACCTGATGCCATACCTGGAGCGGGGCCTGCAGATTTTCCTGCACCTCCATCATTACCTTGAGAAGGAGTTACTGGTGGAGTATTTCCGCTACCACCTGGTGAAGAACCAGACGCAGAAGCAGCAG